CGAAGCTGTCGTCGTACTGACGGTTCACGTTACGGGTGATCACCAGATTGTTCTCGAGGATTTCGAGAGCCTTACGGGTGATCATGTCAATGGTTAAGATACTGTTAGACATTTTGGTCCTTTAAAAGTTAGCGGTTTCGCTGCGCTTCCCACTTTTTAATTTGGCGCTGCCGTTCGGCTTCAATCCACTGTGAATCACTCATGGTCTTCGTTGAACGAGGATCAGTTGTGTCATACACAGGTGGCGTAACCCCACGAGCAGTTACCGGACTAATTGGTGCTGGCGCAGATGAAGTTTTCTTTACAGGAGGATTAGAAGCGATTTTTACTTCAATCTTCCCAATCTCTTTTGCTTGCAGATAGGGCGACAAATTGGCAATGCGTTCGGCCTCTTTGGGATTGGTTCCAAGGTAGTAAGCTACATCGGGTCCAATGTCCGAAGACTGGATCGCCTCGAGCATGACGTTAGTGATCGGCAGGTTTGGGTTACGAGTAACTTGGTCAAAGTCATCGTATTTGTCCCGGGCCTTTTCTTCACTTTCCTCATACACGGCAAGAGTTTTACGATACTCCTCTTGTTGCCGACGTTGTGCGACCAATTGTTCGGCTTTGACAGTTGCCAATGCGTCAGCATAGGCTTCATCAGAGTCGTATTGATCACGCGACGGTGCACCTTGAGGCATCGTTTGCAACAACTGGGTTTCCCTCAGTCGTGCTTGTTGCTCTCGTTCCCATTTACGTTGCTCTCTTGCAAGCCGTTTACCAATAGCTGCATCCAGTTCTTCTTGCGTGAATACCTTCGACGCAGGTTGTTCCGAATTTTCACCATCAGCAGTGACTTCCGGCGCATTTTCAACAGCAGGTGGAGTGGCCGTCACTTCCGGTGCTGGCGCGGGTGCTACTTCCGCTAGGTTTTGGACTTCTTCAGTCATGGTTTTCCGAATCCTTAGATTCCCCGGTGAACCTCGCCGGTACGGTGATTACTTTAGGCGTAGTAACTGATGTTCAGTTTTGCGCTTCCAGTTTGCTCGATGAATCGAATCTTTGTCAAGTCGCCATCGTACTGCAATGGGACACCTACAGCAAGAGGCATGCCTACTGACGAGGTGGGGTCTGTGCCGTCATCACGCCAGCGCACAGCTTGGCTCTCGGCAATGATCAAGGCAAAAGTGGGTTTTTGGTTCAACCCGTTTTTGTCTACCAAAGGCACAGTCAGCGCAGATGCCGACGACAAAGAAGTGATTTGTTGATAGCCGATGCATGAGGTGACGGCTTTGAGGTTCATGGACATTTTCAGAATCTCCGTGGTTGAGTAAATGAACGTAGTGTAGTCGGGTATTCGATGTTCACGTTGGACGGAACTGGGTCAAATACCCATCCTGTGTTGTTGCCAGCGTCAATGTTGCCATTGCTGGTAAACGCATCCCAGCCTGCGCCGCCTGTGGCGGTAGAGTCTTTGATCGTCATGTAACTGGCGTTCACAATGCCGCTGGCTTGAGACAAAGTGTACGTGGAGCCATTAGTCGTGCTATTAAGCACAACCTGATTGCTCACAGTGCCAGCAATTGCAAAAGTACCAGCGGTGTTGGTTGTACCAGCTTTGAATTTAATTGTGCCAGCAGTGCAGGTGACAGTATTGGTTGAGCCAACAGTCATCGCATCGGCAAACGCAAATGTTCCACCAATACCATTGAACGTAACGCCGCTGTTAATCGTCACAGCATTTGTGGTAATCGTTTGAGTGCCAGATGTACCAACAAACTGCAATGCGCGGGTTGCGGAGGACGGCCCTGTCATGCCACCACCGAACGTCAAATTACCGTAAAAACTAGGATCGCTGGCAGAAAAACCAAACAATCCCGCAAATCCAGTAAAGTTTACGTTGCCGTAAGAACTACCTCCGCCAATTGTTACGGTATCTGAGCCAGCAGAAATATTAAACGCGGTTTTAAGCGTAGTTAATGTGGCAGTACCACCACCGTTAATTTGTCGTGTTCCAGTTGAGCCTGAATATGTGCAGTTGACAATTGGTGTTCCAGTGATGGTCAACCCTGTTGCTGTAGTTGCGGTGTAAATTGTGGTTGCGCTACCAAGTAAATAAATTTGACCTGTACCATAAGCAAGCGTGCGGGTGTTGCTGTTGTTGTTTGAAAATATGCCGCAGGTTAAGTTTTTATTGTTTAAATTCAACGTACCGTTGGTTAATGTAACTGTGCGAGTAGCGCCTGTTGTCAAAGCATCCTGAAGCGCCCAAGAACCACCAACGCCATTAAAGGTCAATGCTGAATCAATTGCTTTACCGTTGGTTGTGATTGTGCCGCCTGCGGTAGTTCCGTTAAACGTAATTGTCCCCGTGTAGCTCCAAGTCATTGAAGCAGAAACGGTCAAAATGTTTGCACAGTTTGTTGCAGACGAGCCAGCAAAAGTACCCGCAAAACTACCCGAGCCGCTTACAAAGTTTAACGATTTGCAGTTTGCCGTAGCAGTCACTGTAACTGTATTTACACCAGAACCGCTGTCAATGTACACATCATCGTTAATGGTGGGGACGGTTTGACCGCCAGCACCGCCTGAAGTCAGCGCCCATTTTGTACCAGCCGTACCATCCCAGTTAGCAGTTCCACCGACCCAGTATCTAGCGGCCATGATTACTCTCCAGAAGGAGTTTCAGGATTTGGATTTTCTACTGGAGTAGAAATGATGGCATACCAAGCATCAAATCGAGCCTGTTTCATCGCTTCAATTTCAGCTTCGGAAAAACCGTGGTCAATAGGCAAATAAAGTGAATCACGCAATGTGTGGCCGTTTTTTGTGATTTCAAAATCAATGTCCATCATTTTTGGTTCCTTTTGTATCTTTCTTTGACTTGTTCAGGTAATTCATTCCATTCAAAAAACATAATTAACCTTTCGCCATAATGACCCAGTTTGTACCATCACAATACAAAGTAGCCCATGCGCCATCTGTATTTGGCAAGATTGAAGTACCTGCTGTTGCGCTGTCAATTGGTACAACATTAGATGACGCGGAATCCACAGCGTTGGCTTGAATGTTTTTGCAATGCAAGATACGACCGGGGCTTGTTGTTGGGTCTGGCAATGTCAACGTAATGCTTGCACCACGATTGAAAATATACCAGTTTGTCAACGGGCTTACTGAAGCAGGACTACCAGTAAAAGTGATCGGTGTTGCAATGTCGGCATCTTCAAGAATGTAATTTGTTGCGTTAACAACAGACAACTTGCTACCGCTGGAATAAATAATGTTACGACCTATTTTGATCTTATCCATTGTTCCAGACGCAGCATTTAAATACAAACCAACATTTGTTGAAGAATCTAAAATATTACCACCACCAACAATGTTTTTCATTGTTGCGCTAGCATTATTGGTGTAAAAATACAATGCTTGATTAACTGATTTAAGTGCGTTGTTTTGCACAAAAACATTTTCCATTGTGCTTGCAGCGCCGTCTACCCGAATGTAACAACCAATATTGGGTGATCTATCTAAAGAAGCATTGTTTGCAACAACAAGATTACTTAATGTGCGAGAACCGTTATACAAAAACACATAGAAATGCGTAACACCTGACACATTGTTTTGACCACCTTTTACAGTGTTACCCGTCATTACAACAGATTCAATGTTTGCACCATAAGGCGTGTTTGATAACACATAGCAACCAACAGAACCAGAAGTGCCATAGCCAACATCATCTAATGTGACTGTGTTACCAATTATTTTTACTGATGTTGGAACTGATGCGGTAAATGCAGGGTTGTAATAAACACCAACACCCTTTGGGCCGACCACTGTGTTGTTTGTAAAAACAGCATGAGCACCTTCGTTAATAATTCCATCATGATTGGATGTTAAAAAACGATCCGCGCTCATTTCCACATAGTTACCAATAAATTCGGTGTACATGGAGTTAGCATGTGAATCAAAGCCAGCATCTTTGGATGCAATAGCTTGGCAACCAATGATTTTGTTAAAAAAGTTAACGCCGCTTGCAGAACCGCTTGAGCCACCAATTGTCACGGTGTGGCGACAATTCTCACCCCACGAGTTGATGACGGAACAACCATAACATCCAGACCAAATTGCATAGCCATACGCATTTCCAGCCGAACTTGCGTGTTTTTGTCGGCAAGAATCTATTGTGCTGTTATAGCAACGCACAAGAGCAACAGCTACATAATCAACATATTCAAATTGGCAACGGACTATGTTTGCGTTTTCGCAAAGTGTTAAATAAATGCCTGCTTGTGTGCCAGCATTTCCACCAATCAATTTAATGTTGTCAAAAGTAACATTCTTAACTGAACTAACTTTGTAGATTGCGGCACTGTCGGCAGTTGTAAAATCCAACAAAACATTGCTGTATAAAGTCAACTGTGTTGGTGAATCAATTGATTTGACACGCCCAAACAAGCTGTAAGTAATGTTAAGGCTGCTACTCCAATAAGTATTGGACTTAAAAAACACCAAATCATCAACAGCAAAACCAGATGTGTCGGCAATTTTTACGATGTTTGAGTTTACCAGCGTGTTTGCAGTTAGCGCATTTGTTGCGCCAAGAGAGCCTGACGCGCTAATTAAATAATCAATGCCAGCATTATTTACCGATGAAAAATCAAATGTAGCGTTTTGGATACGGGTATTTGATGAAATACCAGACAAAACAGAATTGACTTTGTATGTCAAACCTTGCCCATCAATCGTACCGCCAGCAGACAGCGCATTAATTGCAGCTTGAATAGCCGCAGCATCGTTTGTTGTGCCATCACCAACAGCACCAAAATCTTTGAAGCTGACAATCTCTTGCAGTTTATTGTGAACGGTGCTACCAACAGCGCCAGTCAAAGCGCCAGACGAATTGGATTGCTTGAACCCTACAAGGGCATCACCTTTGGTGACATCGGAAGTGTTGGCAAATTCACCAAAAATGTACGATGCTGGTGTGATGCCGTCAATGTTGTCCCATGTACCAATCAACACGTTGGTTGATGTGTACAAAGCAAATTTATAGGTTGCGCCATAGGTCAACCAAATCTCATTTGGTACGCGCCCTGCGGAATCCAAAACAATCGGATTGGCATTGAGCGTAAGACCCGAATTGCTGGTGTATGTTGCGGCAGGCGTTGTAGTTCCTGCTGCATATGTGTACAACAAACCACCCGTTAAAGGATTGCCGTTGTTGTCAAAAAACTGCCAACCAGCGCCAGCAAAATAAGAGATATTGACAGTCATTTTTGATCCTTACGCAAGGAACTTGAGTTTATACAGAGTCGTCAAATACAGTTCAACGATGTTGTCAATCAACTGTTGCAACGATGAATCTGATTTGTCGCAAACTTCGTAGCGCATTTTTTCAATGTCGGCCAACGAATCTTCTAAAAATTCCGTGATGTTGCCAGTCTTTTTTGCCGTCATCAAACTGATGGGACCAATCAAACCATGACGGCCTTGGTACGCTTCTGCAAAGGCGTCAGCGTGATCAATGATGCCGTCATAAAAGGCATTGAGTGCCATGTGCTTAGAAAAACTGCGCGTGTTGAGATGCACCGAATGCGCCACATCACGGGCGAGAAACAGTGTTCCTACAAAATCGGCTGCGGTGCTCATTGAGGCATACCTTCCATTGGTTGTGCTGGCATCTGAGGTGGCATTTCACCCATCTCAGGTACGGCTGGATTTTCACGCATTTCGGGCGATCCTGCAACAATGTCTCCGGTGTCCATTGCAGCGTGCAGCGTGCCCATAACGATGTCTTGAATCTGTTCTGGTGACATGCCTGCTTGAACGGCCTTGATGCGGTTCGTTTCGGCATTGTATGCGTCCACTTGAGCCTTGAATTCTTTGACTTCGGCATCGCGGGCCTCGAAAGACTGCTGCACATTTTGAAGCATGCCGTGCAATTGTTGCAATTCTTGGTTCATTGCTTCCATTTGCTGTTTGGCTGCGGCCAACGCTGGATTGTCTTCGTCGTCGCCAATGATCTTTGGATCGATGGTCTTGGCAAAGCGTTTTGCCATTTCTTGAGCGCCCGGCCAGTCCATGTTCTTGACAAACAAGTCGCCTGCCACGGACCACAACTGTTGGTTGCCTTGCAACAACTGAGCCATTGCTTCAAGTGCCTCTTGACGCTTGGTGGCGTAACCGGGGCCAGTGATGACTTGAACGTCGTATTTACCCACGGCAGGGTTGTAAATCTTG